CAGATCAGCACCAGGAGTAGGTGCTTGTCCGGTAACTACACCAAGAGCCTGCTCTAGCTGTTGTTTGCTGCCTTGCAAGTTCTGTACCAGGCCACTGAGTGCTGCTTGTGCATCATTGTTGAATTGAGCTGCTTGGTCTGGACCAATTTGATTCTTGATTGAATCAACCAGTGCTGGCAATTCTTTGAATTGCATCTCGGTGCTGTCTTCAATCATGTCTTGCATTTTGTCAACCATGTCTTGTGCGGCCAATACTACTTGGGCTTGTTGTACTTCGCCTTCGCTGAGATAGTAACCACCGGCTTGAGCACGACGACGCCATTCTTGCACTGTGGCGCTGGTATTGAGACTGTTGAGTTCGTTCTGCTTATCAGTCACTTGTTTTTTGAGATCTTCAAGTTCTTTTGTTGCTCGTGCTTTGTCATCTACTTTTTGTTTAGCAGCCATAGCAGCAGCTTGTTGTGGATTCATACCAGCAGTAGGTGCTGTTCCACCAGGAGCAGCAGTTTCATCTTCATAGATCTTTTCAGCAAGTGCTTGTTCCATCATCATCAGCTTGAGATATGCAGGATTTTTTTCGCTAGTGTGGCGGGCAGGGCCGCTGCGCACTTCGCCCAGCATGCCGCGCACTTGACGATACATGTTGTGCAGTTGTTTGCGATTCAGCGAATCAAATTGTACACGTTGGTCAAAATGACTTTCGAATACTTTAGCGATTTGTCGGGTAGGGCGTGTTACGGCCAGTTCGTTTAGTTTCATCTGAGTTTCCTCGTAGTTGCCAGTATTTAGCCAAATTTATACATTTCGCTAGTTCTTTTTCTAGGATCAAGTTCTGCTCTTGCCTAGCATTTGTTTTGTTAATTAAATTTTCCCAAGTTTGCCCAGATGCACGATCAGCAATACCACGGCGGATGTATATGTCATTACGCATCCTTACCACGGATTGATCAAGTTCATGTATTTGTCTAGCCAGATTGAGACGATTTTGATTGTCGGCTATGCACCAAGCCAATGCAGATTTGGTATTTGAAAAAATACCAATGTTGTCATCTCTGAGGAACACTCTAAATCCATCAGCTACAGGATGTATGGTATATTTGCCAAACACACGATACTTTTTTCCATCCTCTATGATTACTTTATCCAAGAGTTTTGGCAATTCCTGGGCGGCCAATTCAGCCAGTTTCTCACTAGTTTTCATATTAATACATAGCGAGTTACCATCCAGCCCACTGTGGCCACAAGGAATCCAATTAGTCCTATGCCCCAGTTTATCAATTGATCATTGCGTTTAGCTGCCATTGCATGCACCATTTCATGCACTTCTACTACCATGGATTTTAAACTACCTATGCTGGAGTTGGCTGCTTCCAGTTGGAATTCTAAATGTCGATAGCGTTCGGCACAAAGCTCTACATGTGCCTCAAGGCTCTTTTTTTCAACATCAGTGGTGTGAGTGTCTATCATGAGTTATTTATGGTTGATTGCGTCGAACCATATGTTCACTCCAGGATGTAATAATGTAGTTAATTGTTGTTCAACATAATTGATTACTGGTACACCATCACATGCTTGCAGTAGTCTACCCACAGGATCATCATTGATGGCAAACACATCATCAAAATCTGTGTCAAATTCAAATTGCCAACGTTGATCCTTGACACGCACTTGAGAAACACGAACTGGTTGTGTGTAAAGACTTATCAATTGCATAATAGTCTCCCAATTGCGTTGTTGATTGCGACTGCGTACCCAGGTGGTCATATTTGTAACCAATTGCCCCAGCTGATCTGTGAACGGCAGTAGATTTTCTCGATAGTGCCCGGTGACTCCAGTAGGTCTGCAATCAAAGTCTGTGGTTATTTGTATACTCATGGTCATACGGTATTTACGGCCAAAAAAAAGCCTTGGAAATTAATCCAAGGCTTTGATTTTCTACCTAGTAGATTAGATGTTTACGTTAGGGCTAGAAGTAAACACAGCGTTACCAGCTGAGCTGCTTAACTGTATGTTCTGACCGCCCGAAGCCACTGTAGCACTGGTATTAGCAGTGGCCAGCAATGATGCAGCATCGTAAGCACCTGTTGGATACAGTGCCAAGTTCAATATCGTTGGTGATGCTGGGCTAACTTGATACATGGCCACGGTGGCTTTGGTCTGAATAGCTTGCATCAAGTTGTTGATGTAACCATTCACGTTGCCAGATGTGGTCAAAGAACCATTAGCTACCAAGCTGAAAAAGTCCAGCTTGGGACCTTGGAAGTTAACTGAACCGCCTGCTGCGATGTTTGATGTACCTTGAACGTTACCGTTCGCAGTGTCCATGTGGAATACCGGTTGGGTAGTTCCGTTTGTTTTTGTAAATCCTGCCATTTTAATATCTCCTAAAAAGTGGGTTTCTGCCCTACACTTATTTATGAATCTGGCAAAAAATCATCGAGTTGGCGGGTTGTTTCGTGCTTTGTTTCTGGCAGTGAAATCAAATCTATTCACTGCTTTGCCATAGCCTGCAGGGGTGGCAAACACCCATCCTTCATTGCCGGGCACTTGTGCATCCAACTGCCCTAACAAATCTAACTTCAAATCGTGCAACAATTCAAACAACAGGAACGACGCAGCCAGTGCTTGCTCGTTGCTAGTAGGACTGCGCAGATATTGTGCTATATTGTTGACTTTTTGTGATGTTTGTGTTTGTTGTAGCCAAGCCATGAATCCTGGAACTAGATCACCAAAATCTCCAGTGTACGCAGCATGATTAGGATCCACACGCTTGTTGATGTAATCAATTGCTAACTTGGCCAAATCAGTAATCTTCATGGCCCGCAATTCTGCAGGATTAAACAAAGTATCCAGTGCTGCTCGATTTTGACGCAACAACAATTTAATCTGCTTGACTATTGCATCATTCTTGGGTACAGGTTTGGCATAGATGGGTTCTATCAGCAGCAGTCCTTCCACAGGATTAAATTTAACTCTGCTGAGTGGTTGTTTAGGAGCATCTACATCTGCATACATGGTATGTACTGCTACCCCCACGTTACTGTTGGAAATTTGTTGACCCAGTTTGCTGGTTACAGGAATACGATACTGCACAGTGTTGGGTTGGAATACCAGATTGCCTGCTTCCACTGTGGGTGTTGCAGTATACAACAAATCACCTTTGACATACCCACGGAAGTTGGTAGGTGTGGCAGCTTCAAGATACGGCCACACCGTTTCATACGTAGGCAATAAAGTCTGGACTCTAGTGGCTTTGTTGCCTTTAGCAGTGGCATTGGCATCTCGACGAGCCATATCGTCGGCAATAGCATCCGGGCTGGTAAACAACCCATCATATCCTGCGGCAGTGAATCCTGCGTCATCCGTGAGCACAAACTCACCTGTGTCGGGTTTACGTCCAAATACCAATGCAGGAACTCCATCCCATTTTACTGAACCTGTTTTGGAATTGTCATAAAACGCATCCGCTATGGCCAATGCCTTGTCTACTCCGGCACTGCCACTACGGAAAATATAATCTTCCAGGTGCTCAATGCCCTTGGCTTTGCCCCCCACAGCCGCAGGTTCTTGTTCATACAGCTGGTATGTTTTTTTAGTTTCAATCAACGGCATCATACCTTGATTTACAATTCTATCACGCAGGCGAGCTAAAAAGTTAGTGTCACTTTCCTTCATGGTCATATCAGGTTCTTGTAGCCCTTCACCAGCTAGATATTCACGGAAATCTTTTACTTTGGTGTCGCGATCAGGATCGGAAGCCAATGCAGCATATATTGATTCTACATTCTTTAGATTCTCACGTGTGGCGCCTTGCCCAAGCAACACTGTGGCCACATAGTCGGGATTCATACCATCTCTAACTAATTCATTTGTGGCTCGAGAGAACATGCCATTGGCACCCACTTTGAGTCCCAGTTGTTTGGCTATGCTGCTCATTAGCACATTGCGATTCATACCTTTGTATGCTGAATCTACACCGCCACCATAATAAAACTGTCCCCAATCCAGGTTAGGAAAGAACATAAAGTCAGTCTGTACAAATCCACGATTGGTATCGCCGGCAATGGGCGTACGAAAGTGCACCTCACCGGACTTTTTAACCCATTCTCTAGGATCTAGTGCTTGACTTTGCACAAATTGTGTAAGTATCCCGGCCAATTGTTCTTTGCTTATTTGGCTGAGATCCACAGCAAGGTCTAGATCACCCGATGTGGGTTTCTTACCAGTTGATCCCAACCAACGCAAGGGGATGCCATCATCACCTACATCAGAAGTAAAATCCAATCCTGTCACTTGTTCTAACCATTGTATTGTGGCAGGTATATCACGTTGATCAATGCGTTGGGTAAGAGATTCCCCAGATTTGTTTTTAAATACGTTGCCACCTTCAAGTAGCTTTTTAATTTGCATTGCTGCGCCTCACTGTTCTGGCAAATTTTCCTGTATCACGAGTACGGATAGCATTGAGTAATTTGCGTGTTAAATTGTCTGCTTGGTCTGGAGTGTAAGAAGCGTCAATCTGTTCCAGCAAGTTAATCGCACCGGCAATGATGTTTACGGCGCGGCTTTCTATCACTAGATCACGTTCGCGCTCAATATACATTGAGTCCAGTTCGTCTAAAATACTACGAGTACGCTTTTGCATGTGGAGAAGGCCTTTGACTTATTTATTGGTTTTAAGTTGTTTTGATCTTTCCCAACAACTGCTTGAGCTTGGTACTTTGCACATCTGCAGAAATCTTTGGATCCAATGGGTCATGCCCATCTTTGGGTTGTGGTCGTTCCCACCCGCCGGTAGATTCAGCTGGAGTAACTGATGTTTTTGCTTTGATAGAATCCATCAAACTGGGTTTGCGGAATGAGTTTTCATTATCGTCTCCACCAGCGTCGGTGATACGCATGGTGTCAATGTTGTATTCAAGATCAATCTTTTGCCCTACACCTGTTGAACTACGGCTCTTCATACACTGAATTTGATACTTACCACGCTCTTTCATTTGTCTACTGGTAAAGATACCAAACACATTGTCTGCTGTGTTGATCTTTGAGATACCACCTGAAATATGACTGTGATCAAACTCTACTTCTTCTACCGCCGATCGATTCAACTGACTTGCTGTTACCATAAGCACACCTAGCTCTTTGGCCAAGTTACGTAGTTCTTCACTCACATACTTGTCTTTCACAAACAAATCATTCGGGCTTACTTTTGCACTCACAGGCATCAACAAATCCAAATAATCAATCATCACAAAGTCCACTCGCTTGCCGGTTTGTATTTGATATTCTTTCAAATACGCACGAATGTCATTGATATTGCTTTGTGCAGGCAATCCTTTCACTTGATAGTTGCCGGACTTTTTAGCTACCAGTTTGACTTTGAGTTCTGCTGTGTCAATATCTTTGCGAATGTCCTTGGTGCTCATGTTGGTAAGCATGGCGTCAGTTCTCAAACTTGTTAGTTCTTCTGAGAGTTCTAAAGTAATGTATACTCCGCTTAGTCCTGTTTGTACCCAGTTTAATGCTATGTTCATCATCACAAGACTCTTGCCCGAGCCCGATCCACCTGCAAAGATGTTTAGTTCACCGCGACTGAATCCACCATACAACAATCGATCCATCTGTGGCCATCCTGTTGATACTTGTCCACCACTGTTGAAATACTTTTCAATACGTCCTTTGGGATCAGCAAAGTAATCTGTGCCCATGTCCTTGGTCAATGATATTTGTACAGCATCTTTGATCAACTTTTCCACAGGATCGTAATCACCCTTTTCCAACAAGTCTGCTGCTTTGAGAATTGCACGTTCTAATTCTTGACGTCGAGTAAATGCTTCGAACTCAGTCATGAACCATTCAAAATGTCCTTCGTTGAGTTCTGGAACTGGTTGTAGTTTGACTCCGGTTGTGGCCGATATCTGTGTGCGGTCCGGCAATGTTTTATATTTGTCACCGTGCTCTTTGAGAAATGCAGCAGCTGGACGTAGACTTCGATCAAAGTTCTCTGGGTTATAGATGTTCTGCACACGTACATATCCCTGTGCATCCTCCAACATCATTTCCAAGAATAACTTTTGTACTTCAATTCCGTATTCTTTTAACAAGATTTTTCTTCCTTAGTTCTATTTT